GCCAAAGGTGGACTTCCACGGGATGCCGATAGTCGGACGCTGGCCAATGCCTTATTTATGTATTTAGAAGAGCTGGATCCTGAGTATCTGTTTATCGAAAATGTAGCAGAGTTTATGGCATGGGGTCCATTGGATGAAAAAGGCAAACCTATTTCGCGGCTAAATGGCAGTGACTATATAAAATGGATTAATACAGTTAGGAGCTATGGGTTAAGTTATGACCATAGAATGATTAATTCAGCTGATTTTGGAGCATACACATCCCGTGAAAGATATTTTGGTCAGTTTGCAAAGCATGGTTATCCAATTCACTGGCCAGAACAAACACATGCAAAAAAAGTTAGTACCGGAAAGCTATTTGAACCGCTTAAAAAATGGAAGGCAGTCAAAGAAGTATTGGACTTACAGGATGAGGGAGAAAGCATATTTACACGGAAAAAGCCCCTTGTCGAAGCTACCCTGAGTAGAATATATGCCGGGTTAATAAAGTTCGTGGCCGGTGGAGAAGACATGTTTTTACAAAAATACTTCTCCGGAAAACCAGAAAGCAAAGTAATAAGTGTGAATAATCCAACTGGCAGCATAACTACATCTGATCATCATTCAGTTATAAAAACCGATCGATTTCTAACACATTATTACGGAAATGGATATAATTCCTCGGTGGCTGATCCATGCCCTACGTTGCGAACAAAGGATAGTGCTTATTTGATAGATTATCAATATAAGAGCAATGCGCATTCGGTTGACAAACCGTTCCCAACAATTGTAACCAAAGATAAATTTGCAACGATTAAACCTCAATTTGTTTTAAATTATTACTCAGCAGGTGGACAGCTTTCAGATATAGAAAACCCAAATCCGGCTGTTTTGTCAGTTCCAAAACAACGTCTTACCTCTATTGAGTTTCTGGATCAACAATATGGAAATAGCAAACCAACTGACATTGATTCTCCAACAGGAGCTTTAACTGCCAATCCGAAATTAAATCTGATACACACAAAACCTTGGTTAATGGATACAAGTTTTAACAATACGGGTCAATTAATCGATCGACCGGCACCGGTTATCCTTGCAAGCAGAAAGCATCATTATCTGTTAAATCCATCATGGTTTGGACATTCATCACCTATCGACAATCCATCCCCGGTAATCATAGCGCGACAGGATAAATCACCCATGTACCTAATCGAAAGCGAGTTTGGAAGTTTCGGGATCATTGTTTATGCGGATGATTCACACATGATGAAGAAAATTAAAGAGTTCATGGCCATCTATGGAATTATCGATATAAAAATGAGAATGTTGAAAATACCGGAGCTGTTGAGGATACAAGGATTCCCACGAGATTACAAGCTGATTGGTACACAAACTGATCAAAAAAAATTCATCGGAAATGCCGTGGTACCTGTGGTTGCTAAATCTATTGCAAAGGCGAATTATGAAGGATTAATCAAAGGTTTAAAGAAAGTATCATGAGTAAATATATCGACTTCCTCACATCAAAAATTCAAATCGCACCTGAAACAGGAATAGAGGTAAATTTACCTTTAATTCATTTCAACGATGGTACCATACTCAAACCGCATCAGCGAGATGCAATCGTATGGGCGATACGTGGTGGACGTAGGGCTCTGTTTGAATCATTCGGGTTAGGAAAAACAATTCAGCAACTTATCATTTGTAACGAACTGATTAAGTCACAAGGTGGAAAAGCTTTGATCGTATGTCCGCTTGGAGTACGTCAGGAATTTAAGAAAGATGCTGAAAGCAAATTAGGAATTCATCTTACCTACGTCCGCAATCAAAATGAGGTAGACAACGCTGAAGGGATCCTGATCACCAATTATGAGCGTGTCAGGGATGGGGATATTGACCCAAAGACCTTCACGGTAACCAGCCTTGATGAAGCATCAGTACTGCGGAGCTATGGAAGTAAAACATATCAGGAGTTCCTGCAAAAATTCAAAGGAGTACCTTTCAAATATGTTTGCACGGCTACACCTTCACCGAACAAATACAAAGAATTAATCCACTATGCCGGGTACCTGGAGGTGATGGATACCGGACAGGCATTAACGCGGTTTTTCCAGAGAGACAGTACCAAGGCCAACAACCTGACCATATATCCACATAAAGAAAAGGAGTTCTGGTTGTGGATGAGCACCTGGGCATTGTTTATCACTAAGCCATCAGACCTTGGATATTCAGATGAAGGCTATGATTTGCCAGAAATGAAAATCTATTACCATGAGGTTGCTGTTGATCATTCAACAGCTGGACAAGATCAGGACGGACAATCAAAAATGTTCAGGGATGCTGCACTTGGTTTGCAGGATGCGGCACGTGAGAAAAGAGAATCACTTCCGGCAAGGATTGCAAAAATGGAAGAGATTATTGGCGATGATGCAGATAGTCATTATTTAATCTGGCACGACCTTGAAGCTGAACGTCACGAGATTATGAAATCACTACCACCGGAGCATTTCAATTCAGCACAGGCTTATGGTTCACAGGATTTAGATAAAAGAGAGGAAACCATCATTGACTTTTCAGAAGGTAAAATCCAGTACCTGGCCACAAAACCCAGCATTTCAGGCCAAGGGTGCAACTTCCAGTATCATTGTCATAAGGCTGTGTTTTTGGGAGTAGGGTATAAATTCAATGATTTTATACAGGCCGTACATCGCATATACCGTTTTCAGCAAAATAAGGAAGTGGAAATTCACATCATTTATGCTGAAAGTGAAGCCGAGATATTGAAAACATTACAGGCTAAGTGGAAACAGCATGATTATTTGATTTCTCAAATGGTTAAAATCATTAAGGAAAACGGGTTGAGTTCTGTAAATGCAGAGGAGAAACTAAGAAGGTCAATTGGTATTGACAGGGTCGTGGAAAAAGGGTTGCACTATACAGCTGTAAATAATGATTGTGTGCTGGAAACCATGTCGATGCCGGATAATTCAGTCGACTTGATTCACACCTCAATACCATTCAGCAACCATTACGAATACACCCCGAGTTACAATGATTTTGGTCACAACGATGACAACGACCGATTCTTTGAACAGATGGATTATCTCACCCCGGAATTACTCAGGATTCTTAAGCCTGGAAGAGTGGCCGCAATTCACGTAAAGGATCGGGTTCTTTTTGGAAATGCCACCGGTATGGGGATGCCGACAATTGATCCTTTCCATGCTGATTGCATTTACCATTACAGAAAGCATGGGTTCGCCTTCTTCGGAATGATTACCGTGGTTACTGACGTGGTTAGGGAGAACAATCAAACCTACCGTCTCGGATGGACTGAACAGACCAAGGACGGCACGAAAATGGGCGTTGGGTGTCCTGAATACATCCTTCTATTCCGTAAACTCCCAACCGATACTTCCAAAGCATATGCCGATACACCGGTCACTAAGACCAAACAGGAATACACCCGGGCAAGATGGCAAATTGATGCCCATGCGTTTTGGAGAAGCTCCGGTGACAGGCTGGTAACACATCATGATCTAGAGGGTTTTCCAGTGGGAAAACTTCAAAAATATTACTCCAAGTACTCAGTAAACAATGTTTATAACCATGAAGCACATGTGGCACTTGCTGAGAATTTGGAAGAAAAAGGAAAGCTGCCAGCTTCATTTATGGTAGTAGCTCCGGCCAGTCATGATGAAATGGTTTGGGATGATGTGATCAGAATGCATACCCTGAATTCAAAGCAAACTCAAAAGAAATTACAAAACCACATTTGCCCTCTTCAGTTTGATATTGTGAGCCGAATAATAAACAGGTACAGCAACCCCGGTGAATTGGTTCTGGACCCGTTTGGGGGCATTATGACGGTTCCTTTTAAGGCGGTCGAACTAGGACGCCGGGGGATGGGTATTGAGCTTAACAGCGAATATTACATTGATGGATTAAGATATTTAAGGGAGGTTGAATCAAAAGTTGCCTCTCCAACATTGTTTGATTTATTGGAAGCTATATGACAAAAATTGAATGGACCGATGAGACCTGGAACCCAATTGTTGGTTGTTCCAAAATAAGCTCAGGATGTGATAATTGCTATGCTGAGAATATGGCAGGTAGGTTGGCTTCTATTGCATTAGCAAAACGTACACCAAGGGAACCCTCCTGCTTGGATTATTATGTTGATGCAGCTCCATACGGCAGATGGAAGGGTAAAGCCTATCTGGTAGAAGAGGCAATCGACAAACCGATTCACTGGAAAAAACACAGGATGATCTTTGTTTGCTCCATGGGTGATTTATTCCATGAATCAGTTCCTTTTGACTGGATAGACCAAGTGTTCACGGTGATGGCCTACGCTTCTCGGCATACCTTTCAAGTGCTGACCAAGCGTCCTGAGCGAATGATGGAGTATGTCAATTCAAAAGATACAAGAGCGAGACTTTCAGAGAGTATTCTAAACGTCAGATACCCAATTAAAGGCACTATTTATGATCCTCGCGAGAAATATGGGTGGCCCTTGCATAATGTTTGGCTTGGAGTGACTGCTGAGAATCAAGAACAGGCAAACAAGAGAATTCCAACGATTCTGGCAACTGAAGCTTCATTAAGATTCGTGAGTATTGAACCCATGTTGGAGAAAATGAGCATTGAAAAATATTTCATTCCAGCTGCTTCCGGATTACCAAATGAGGTCGATAAATACCATGATTGGATTGATTGGGTTATCGTTGGTGGCGAAAGTGGCAGCAAAGCCAGACCGTTGCATCCTGATTGGGTACGGTCAATTCGCGATCAGTGTAAAGAAATCGATGTACCCTTCTTTTTTAAACAGTGGGGGGAATACATACCATCATACAGTGCCGGTATGAATTCGGAAAGTCTTTATCAATGGATGCAAAAATTTGGCCAGGCATGGGTAAAACGATCCTTTAAGTTCCCTGATGGAATGGTGGTCGTAAAAGTTGGAAAAAAGCAATCAGGAAGCAAGTTAGACGAAATAGAACATAAACAGATACCATCATGGAAGTAAAAGTAGTACGAGAAAGCCAGGAGGTACTCCGGGTGAATGGAAAAATAGTTACGGTTGAAGCCGGGATTATTGTGAACAATCTGGACTTAAAACCGGAAGAGTTCATCGCAGCTTCTAAATTTATAAACGATACAATCCACATGCATGTGATGAGTTCGTTATTGGCAATAACCTCAAAAAAGTAGACGATGGCAAAGGATCCTGCATTTTTGTTTTATTCGTCAGATTGGTTGTCCGGTACAGCTGAAATGCTTCCTGAGGAAAAGGGAGTTTATATTGACCTGTTGGCATATCAACACCTAAAAGGGTCACTCCCAATAGATACGAGGAGGTTGGCCAGATTGGTCAGGATGTCAGAACCCGAGTTTATGGTTATTTGGGATAATGTTAAACAACATTTTAACCAAATGGACAACCAATTGGTTAACGAACGGTTAACCAAGGTTATGACCGAACGAAAAACCTACTCTCAAAAATTGATGATAACAGGAATATTCGCCAGCCTGATAAAAAAGCACAATAATAAATTTCAAATTGAAACAATAAAGAAAGCTTTTAATGTTCAGGACTTTATGTATGTAGAAAAAGAATTGGTAAAAGAAATGGTTAACCAATGGTATAACCAAATGGTTATCCAAATGGATAACAATTTAGAAGATGAAGATGTAATTGAAAATGAAGATAAAAGTATATTGGGGTCACCTCCTGAAAAACAGTTGAAAAAACCTGTAAGGAAAAAAGAACCGCTAAACACAGAAATAATACTCCCTTTTCAATCCGAAGAGTTCAAAGCAAAATGGTTCATCTGGAAATCGTATAAAAAGAAAGAACATCAGTTTAGTTATAAATCCCCGGAGTCTGAAAAGGCATCATTAACCGAATTATACAACCTGTCAACCGGAGACGAACAAACAGCAATTAAAATAATAGATCAAAGCCTTGCAAAAGGTTGGAAAGGATTTTTTAAGCTTAAAACTAACATTGAAAAAAATGTCAAATCTAATAACAACAACTGGGCAGAAAGCGTTATCTCAATGGGACAAAGCATTATCGATCAGGAGCGTGACACCACTCCTTATTGAGGCTACCAATGAAGATATCATCCAGATGATCCGCAGGTTCTATGTCAAGATGGGTATCATGACAGTTCCAACAACAGATATGCTTTTGGTGTTGATTCACAGCATACGTGAAGGGTTCGGAAACTGGAGGATATCACAGGTGGAACACGCCTTTGATTTAGGCCTTCAGGGTTCCTTGGAAATAAGTATGAACTTGTATAATAAGCCGTTTAACGTTGTATTTCTCGCACAACTAATGGCCTCATACAAGGCTTTTATCACTCCGGTTCTCGAAAAGGAAAATAACAAACAGGCTGAACAGGTACCACCAAGCGAAGAGGAACAAAAAGAAATTTCTATAAAAGCGATTGATAAATGTTTCGATCATTTCAAGGTTACCGGAAACCTGCTTAATTTTGGAAATACAATCTACAACGACCTTAAGGACAAGTTCAATTATGATGATGCTGATTTCATTGAGCAGGCAAAATCAATTTTGAAAAACCGGATTGATAAACAATTGGAAAGGGCTGTTTTCAAAAAGGACCTTGAGAGTGCAATTGCATCAATTGAAGTTGGAAATGTAGATGATAGTACTGAAAAAATGCTCAAACGCATCATTTGCGACCTGAAGCTAAAGAAGTTCTTTAATGAACTCATTGAAATGGAGATGAACCCTTTAGATTTTATGTATGAAAGGTTATGATAAGCTTAAACCGTATTTTAAACGGTTGGTTAAGGGCGAAGACATAAAATTGAATGTAGTTGCCCCAAAGGTTGGCGTGAGTTATGGACATGCACTCAAAGCGTTGAGCGTTTATCTTCAAGAGTCAAAGCCTGTAAAGATCAAGGCTGTGTTTAGAATGCCGGATGGGAGGATTGAAACGTACGGGATGGATAATAAACTAATTGAATCATTGTCTGGTAAATACTCAGTAAAACTGTTTAAGGAAATATCCAGCAGAGCTGGTGACGAAACTAAATGGAGTGGATTTGATAATTAAACATTTTTTAGCGATGGCAATTTGTAAGCATAAATGGGTGTACAGTAGGTCAGATTCTTACTGGAGATTTAACGGGCGAAATTCCCGTGAATATTACCATGCAGATTACTATTTCTGCGAGAAATGTCTTGAAGAAAAGGTAATTGAAAAAAGACATTCGTGTTATGATTCTGAAACATGGAAACTGCCCGATTGGGCAAAATTAATCACTAAAAAAGTAGCAGGATATGAATAAAGAAACATTAGCTGAACTGATTAACGGTAGAGCCTACCGTAATGAAATGCACAAAGAAGAAGAGCAAATCGCAAAAGAAAGCGGTTTAGTGGTAATTTTTGGTGCGAGTGATGACCTTGTAGAATTTCGTGGAGCAATTTATGATGAAATAGATGCCGATAATGGTACTCATTTCATCATCGCAACTCCTGGAACTGAAATTCCGGTTGATGAAAATCACGAAACATTCCGAAAGGCAAAACAACTTGAAGCCATTCCTATTGAAGAAGAAAGCCAAACAAAAAAGAACAGATTTGAAGCTATTTGGTCGCCTGATGAACCAGAATGCTCATGGCTTATTAAAACCGATTTGCCTCATTCTACTTTCGATATTATGGAAGATGGTGAATTGTATTGTCGTGGACTTATAATAGAAGTAGCAGCTCTTTCTTGTGGCACGTCAAATATTGATGATGACGATTGTGTTTATTGTAAAGATTGTGGGGAGGAAATGGAATGGCAGGAGTGTTGTAGTTGTGGCGGTGACGGAGGTCGAGGTTGGGAAGACCTACAATTTGAGGACCCACTTTGGTATTCTCCAGATGATTTTATTGAATGTGATTTGTGCGAAGGGAAGAGTGGTATGTGGATATGCCCGAATAAAAACTGTTGTTAGCTATTATTGCTAACGGCTTGCAGCTAACGTCCGCAGGTATATGCAGTTGCGGACTACGAAGCAATTAACTATCAAATTATTAATAACTTAAATACGAGAACGAATGAACGAATTACAACAGAAACCGCAATTGAATATACCTGTTGTTATCGGTTCGGCTTTTATTCCGTCCGATTTCAGAATTGGAAACTATGTTCAATCAAAAGAATGGAAAGGCATTGCACAAATTGAAGGGATTGAAATTCTAAAAGATAGAATTGATTTTAAAGTCAAAGGATACATTCATTCTATAATCGAAGGTAAATACTTTGATTTAGAGAAAATTACATTAACTGATGAGTTGATTCAGAAATTAGGATTTAAGCGATTTGAAAGTGATGGCGTTGTTGGCTTTGATTCTTTTGAACCAGAAGAAAAAACGATATGGTACGACAAAGGAAAATTTACAATTGTTCAATGGGGCGAAAACACGCCATTCTTTTTCTCTAATCACAATTTAAGAATTGAACTTAAATTCGTTCATCAATTGCAAAATTTATTTTACGCTGTCGAATGTTCGGAACTGTCTTTAAGCTGACCGATAACGAGCGCATAAACACATTGTGTTTATTTTCTATTACCGTTTTTAAACGGTTAAAACGGAATAATAGTAATAAATCTCTTCTACTCAAAACAAGCTCATAAAAAAAAACATTTTCAACACTTGAAAATGAATTTTATTCGTATATTGTACTGGAAATAAGATTGTAACAATAAGACACATAAAAGGTGATTGATTGTTTTTGAATAGGAACAATATAACATAAAAGTGTAATTTCTGACTAAAGGACTCGGATTGCAAATGAAAGAAATTTCAGTTTATAATATTTCAAATCTACCCACCTGCAACTTTGAACTTTTCAAAGAGCTTCAACAGGATTTTAAGGTTAGTGATCCGCTAAAAGAAACCAAGTTGGAAAACACGATTTTAACCCGTGGTTTCAAATATGCTTTTGTGGCATGGAAGGATGAGACCGGCCAGAGATGGATTGTGGATGCACACCGGAGAAAAAAAGTGCTGGCTAACCTTCAAAACAAAGGATTTACCATTCCCAATATTCCCTATTATTTAATCCAGGCAAAAGACAAAAAAGAAGCGGTTGAAGAAATAGCTTTCGTAAACAGTCACTATGCAGACATAAACCCCAATTCAAGCCTGTTTGATGATTATGGTATTGATCTGGGGGTTTTGGATATTGAGTTGCCTGAATTCTTTGATGAAGAACCTGAAGTTATGGGAAAGCCAGGGTTGACAGAAGACGATGCCATTCCAGAGGAAGTTGAACCAGTATGCAAGGAGGGTGATATTTGGCAACTTGGAGACCATCGGCTATTATGTGGTGATTCAACCGATGCTGAACTAATAAAGAGTTTTGCAAGAGATGTTCGATTTGATCAAGTTGTTACTGATCCTCCATATAACATCGATTATGAAGGAAAAACAAAGGATAAACTCAAAATTAAAAATGACAAACTTGGAGATGAAGAATTCTATAATTTCCTTTTGGACTTTTACAAGGCAACATTTCAGGTAACCAAAGAAGGAGCATCGTATTACGTTTTTCACTCCGATTCATTTGGACATCATTTCAGACGGGCTTTTATTGAATCAGGTCATAAGCTTTCTGCCTGTCTTATTTGGGTTAAGAACAGCTTTGTTCTTGGACGAAGCGATTATCATTGGAGGCATGAGCCAATTTTGTACGGATGGAAGAAAGGAGCTTCTCATTCATGGTATTCTAATCGAAAGCAGTCTACAATTTTAGAGTTTGATAAACCATTAAGAAATGATGATCACCCGACCATGAAACCTGTAAGCCTTTTGGTTTACCTGATTTACAATAATTCAAAAGCAGGGGATATCGTATATGACCCATTCTTAGGTTCAGGATCAACTCTAATTGCCTGTGAAAAGACTCAAAGGAATTGCTATGGTATTGAGTTGGATCCTAAATACTGCGATGTCATAGTCAAAAGATGGGAGGATTTCACGGGATTAAAATCTGAACTAATAAATCCTAGAGATGAAAACTGAAAAAAAAGAAGGTGGACAACCCGGCAACAAAAATGCCGAAAAGTGGACAGAAGAGAAAGCTATTGAACTTGGTGAGGAACTTATCGCTTGGATGAGACCAAGCATAAACGAAAAAGGTCGGGATGTGAACGCGGCTAATATCTTTGTTCAGGACTTTCTAGTTATTTACAAGGGATTATACAAAGATTTACTCGAATATTTAGCTGAAAAATATGAGTCGTTTTCCGATTTAAAAAAAACATCCAAAGAAATTCAGGAAGCAAAGCTTTGGAAATATGGAACTGCAAACAAACTCAACCCAACATTAACCATCTTCGCATTGAAGAATTTTCACAATGCATCTGACAAAATACAACACGAAGTAACTGCAGTGCTTCCGGTACAAACCACATTCACTGTAAGGAAATGAGTGAAATAAAACAAATATCACTCTCCGAACCCCAGATATTCATTCTTGAATCAGGGAAGGAGATCAATTTGTTTGAGGCCGGAGTTGGATCAGGGAAGACTCACCTTGCCGGGATTATATCTTACAGGTTTGTGGAGCATTTCCCGCAGGTTAAAGGATTCATTGGAGCCAATACCTACGATCAGTTGAACACCTCCACACTATTCCGAATCAGGGAGGTGTGGAAGGAGTACTTTGGATTGTACGAAGATGTGCATTACGTTGTAGGAAAGCAACCTCCGGCACATTTCAAACAAGACAATCATAACTTTGATTCGTACAACAACATTATTTCGTTTGTCAACGGAGCAATTGTCTTTAAAGGCTCGCTTGAGAATGCCAAGAGCCATGACGGTAAAGAATTCGCCTGGGCTATATTGGATGAAACAAAGGATACCAGGGAGGAAGATGTGAAAGAAATTATTCTGGCCAGGTTGCGTGAGCAGGGTATCATTGTCAACGGAAAGCCATTTAACCCGTTATACATTACCACATCACCAGCCAAAGTGGAGTGGCTGAATAAGTGGTTCAATCTCGATGAGTACGAGCATGAGATATTAAAAAGCATTTTCTCTAAAACAGAATTTTTTAAAAAAGAGTTTAGTGATAAGTGCATCGCCATATCTTCAACATACCACAACGATGCAAACCTGCCGCCTGGATACATCGAAAAGATTTTAAATAACAACACCAAGGAGAATGCCGAAAGGTTGATCTATGCCAATCCATTCTCCCGCACCGGTGGAGAGTTCTATAGTTCGTTTAACAGGCAATCACATTCGGGAAATGTACCATACTTACCAGATGTAGCCGTACACCTCACTTTCGACCAGAATGTGGTACCATACGTTACAATGTGTTGTTGGCAGGTAATCAAGGACGGAAACATACTTGAATTGAGACAGTTTAACGAGTTCTGTTTGAGTAATCCTAAGAACTCTACCGAGAAGGTATGCGAAGAATTTAAAAGGAAATACGATGGCCTGGTTGAAAATATATTCTATTACGGTGACCCATCCGGGAAAAAACAAGACACCAGAGGAAAAGAAAATGATTATGATATCGTTCGTAGGGTACTCCGTAAAATGCTTAACAACTCATCCGATCGCACAACAAGGGCTTACCCGGGTGTGATAAAACGCAGAGACTTTATCAACAATATTTTTGATGGTAGGTATGAGGTTAAAATAATAATTGACCGCGATAATTGCCCCAACTCCATCACCGACTATGTTTACTTAAAGCAGGATCGCGATGGGAAGAAACTCAAAGAGATTGTAAAGGACAAAGTCACCGGGCAAAAATATGAGAAATACGGCCATACATCGGATGCCAATGATTATTTCATTACCAAATTATTAGAACCAGAGTTTGATCAATTCGACAATAGATGAAAACATTAATTGCAACAAAAATATTTATTAAAAGTGTGAATCTCAGGTTCAAAAGAGACTGGGCAAAACGTATGAATGTAAACAAATACGGTGGTCTGGCAAGCGATATAATGAATGACTATCGTGCTAAACACCCCAAAGCAACACATCGCATGGCCACCAGGCACGTGGAACGTGAATTGAAAAAAATAATGAAAAAGGATAAAGAACTTAAAAACTGAGACATTATGAAAACCATGTTTCTAATACTTTTCGGGCAAACCTTAGGTTTGATAAAATTTGCAGATGGAGATCCCGATCCCATCAGAATGAGGCTATACGATGTCGTGGCCAGAAACCTAACCCATAAGTGGTACAAAAGAACTGTTGAGAAAGCATCACTTTATGAGAAACTGATCACCGGTGAGGGAATGGACACGCTTCTTCGCAGGTTTACAAAAAGGGAAACAGAACCTCTTTTTAATCAGCGCAAAGAGATCACGCAGCACATTATACAGGCCGTATGCAAAAACCTGATGGACGTGAGCTACAAACTTCCAAGGTCAACATCCAAGATACGTGTGTTGACCTACAGCGGCGAAACTCCCGAGGATAAAGCCAAGAATCTTGAGGCCATTCTCAGAGAGTTCTGGGGTGATCAATCTATTGATGATTGGTTTGCCACACGGTTCATTGAACTGAACTATATGGACCCGAATACTTTCGTGGTGACTGAATTTGGCGAGTTTGATGCAAACAAAGAACATGCTCATCCATATCCGTTTGAAGTAACATCGTCAATGGCAGTCGACTATCAATATGTTAACAATGTATTGGAATACTTGATAGTTAAACAATCTATCGTTCTCAATGTTGACAACCAGGAGATCACCGAAGAGGAAATAAAAGGAAAGCCAGCGACAAAAAGGGAGAGAACTAAAACAGGTGAAAAATACCTCCTTTACAAAAAGGATGATTCTCTTGTACTCACCGAGATAATAGATAAAGACGTTATTTCAAAGTTTGCTCAGTCTGATGACCGGGTAGAAAAAGTAATTTTTGGTAAAAATTATGTCAGATTAAACCAAAAGGTATACGAAATACACGAGCCAAAACCATACAAGCTTGGTAGGGTACCTGCTTTCATGGTAGGGTACAATCGCGATCTTTATACCAAAGGCCAAACCTATCTGAATCCATTTGATGCGGCAATCCCATACATGAAGAAATCAATCAAAGTGAATTCAGAAATGGATTTGACAACAGCACTGATTGCATTTCCTCAAATGATCAGGTATGCCGAACCGTGTAAAAACGTTGACTGTATTGAAGGTACATTGCGTGATAGTGGCGAAGATTGTCCGGTTTGTGGTGGATCCGGAGTGCATATACCAACATCAGTCCAGGATGCGATTACCCTTAAAATGCCAAAAGAAAAGGAAAACATGATCGACCTGACAAAGTTAGTGGCCTATGTACACCCACCGGTTGAGGTCGTGAAATGGCAGGATGAGTATATCGAGAAGTTAACCCAGCGTTGTTATAAAACCATATACGGTTCAGAGGCCATCCTTAAGGCAAACATAACCACAACAGCGACCGAGAAAACACTCGATATCGAAAAGACCTATGACGCTTTATACCCGATGGCCGTTAAGCTGTCAAAGAGCTGGGTCTTGGCGGTCAAGCTTTGCGCTACCATTACCGATCTCAATAAAGATTTGGTTGTTTCATACTCGTTTGGGAAGGACTTCAAACTTAAGTCCAAGTCTGACTACCTGATTGAGCGAAAAGAAGCAAAGGATTCAGGGGCTGCAAGTGATGTGCTTAAAGAGATCGACAAGGAGATAATGAGACTGAGCTTTGTTGATAATCCGGAAGGTTACAATATTTACCAGATCAGGGAATCGTTTAACCCATTCTCCGGTAAGTCAAACGAGGAGATATTGATCCTGATCAATACGAACTTAACCACCCGGAGAAACAAAGTATTGTACTTACACCTTGGTGTTATATTCGACCAAATTGAAATGGAAACTCCAGGATTTTACAGGCTTGCAAAGAAAAAACAGCAAGAAATTATCAACAAAAAGTTAGATGAAATTATTGCCGAACTGGACAAAGAAACCGAAAGAACCCCATCAATACCAACAGGAGGATGAAAGTAGTAGAATTCCCACAGGCGAATTGTAAAATAGCCGAATCACAAGATGAATACCAAACCATCCCTGCATGGAAATCAAAGGACGGTAGAGTAATCGCCTTGTTTGAACTTGATGATGAAGACAAGAAACGCATTCTGGAGACAGGAGAAATATGGATCGATGTTCTGACATTCAACCAACAACTTCAACCATTTTTTATTCATACTGAAACACCATTTGAGGAATGATAACACATTTTGAGCACGCCTATGAAATAGGTGACATCGTATATCATGCCATTGAGGAAAATAAAAAGGGAATCGTTGTGGATATTTCTTATTCAGTAAAAAACAGAGATGTTAAATACCGTGTTGTATTTGGAGCTCAGGATAGCGATGATTCATGGTGTGAATCAATTGAATTAGCAAACTCACCAAATTTTAATTGATATGAACCAAAAAGCAATGGAAAAACAGGAAGCTCAATGGAGGGCTGAATCGGATGCCAGAACATTGGCAGAGGCCGAGCGAATAAAGATGGATGAAAAGAGGTTGAAGTCAGCTCAGAAAGCAGCTGAGGACATGGCCCAAGCAGCTAAAGCGGATGTTGATGCTTTCGAGCGCATTAAAGACCCAAAGAATCAAAGATGGGTTGACAATAAATAATCCGACATCATGTCGTATTCAATGGTAAATTAGGTAAATACCTTTGTAATGCTTTTTCAAATGACAGCAGTAGAAAGAATAAATGATTTAATAAAGCGAAAAGAACAGTTCATCGCTACCAAAGAAAGTCAATTGGGAAAGAAGGTTGTTGAACTACAACTTCGGCTCTTTGAAATCTTGATAACAGACCTACTTAGTAAACTAGAAACGGAAAATGGGTTGATATTGAACAATGTTAGTAACATTTCTCTGGTAATGGAAGTAGAAAAGGTATTCGATAACTTCTCCAGCCTATATCACAACGAAGTTATACAGTCACATGCAATTGAGTTGTTAAAGCTAACTTCATTGTCGGCTACTTACTATACCGATGGGCTTGGAATAGCAAAAAAGAGAATTGATAGAATCAAGAAGTCCGCCTCTTTCATTGAAAAAGCCATAGGTATCGACCGGGATGGTCAATTAATCAAAGGCTCATACCTGGATTCATTGTCCAGGTTGCCTGAGGTTAGAAGCCAGATTAAACAGCACTTTCTGGAAGGTGTGACGACAAGGCAACCGTTGAACAAGTTTACAAAAGGATTCAAAGAGTTGATTGTTGGTAATGAAAATGTTGAAGGAAGGCTTCAAAGATACTACAAGCAAAATGTTTACGATACATTTAATAATGTTGATGCAATTGTAAATCAGCATTTTGCCGAAAACTTGGAATTAAAGCATTTTTTATACCAAGGAACTTTAATTAAATCTTCAAGAGCTTTTTGTATCAAACGAGCAGGACATGTCTTTCATGTTGATGATACTAAGGATTGGAAAAACGATCCTGATTTAATTGATAAAAAAACAAAGGAAAGTTACATCCCCCTGATCGAAAGAGGTAGATATAATTGCAGGCATATTATTGCGTACATAAGTGAGGAGATTGCCACAGAATATTTTAGTTATAAACGAAATAAAGATCAAAATGTCTAAGCAAAAGCCATTCGAAACAACTATTCAAGCAATGTACAAACGCAAAGCAATAGATCAGTTATTGTTTGGATTTGTTCAGGGAGCTCAAGCAGCTCTTGAAACAATAAGTGCTGAGGAAGCAATTAGAATGTTTTACAAAACATATGGGTTAAATGAAGATGAATATCCTCAAAGGTCTGCAAGAAGAACTGTTGAACGTATGAAGAATGAATTCATCGAAATAATAAAATCATGAGTAAACTAAAATTAGTACACAAAGAAACCGGACAGGTAACAACTGTAACCGACCATGCTTATAACCTTTGGGACAAAAAGACAAAGAATGCATGGAAATTAGCTAACGAGCCCGAGGGAAACAAATCTCTGGATAAATCTAAGGAAGGTGTTCCATCCAAGTTTGAGAAAGCAAAAGCCAACGCCAAGCGATTGATCAGTGAAGGATCCTTCGATGCTGCAATAGAGGCCTATGAAAAAGCAAAGGAGCTTAACCCTAACGCAGCAGGCTGGTTGACAAGACAGATTAACGCTGTTATTGAGCTGAGGGATGCAAAACCTGCAGATAATGATAAACCAAATTCAAAAGAAGATGTCGAAAACCCTTAAAATCAGGAGCATTGCTTACCCTAGCAATATTCAGGCTGTGTCAGAAAAAACATGGGAGGCTATGAGAGCTAAAGGCTTGGCCTCCAGATTTGTGGTTATAGAGCAAACTCTTACACCAACCGACCCACCTCCGGAAGTGGAGGAAACATTGAAGAAAAAGAAAAGTAGTATTAATTAAAAATCCACAGAGATGGACTTCATAAAAATTATCATTGGGTTTTTGTCAAAAACCTTAAACATGACACCTGAGGAGGTTTCCGACCTTCTGTACAAGAAAACGGACAACCCAGACGAAAAAGCGTTCAAGGAAGATCTGTCCGATATACTGCTTAATGCAGATGCCGAGAGGGTAAAGGCCATCAAAAAGAGTTCTTCCATTGATGAGGAGGCTGAAAAGAAACTCCGGGACGAGGGTTACAAACGTGCTGAGAAAGAAGTAATGACCAAGTTTGAAGACAATCTCAGAAAAGAGTTTGGCTTAGCAAGTAAAAAGCAAGGCACAGAACTTGTTAAAGATGTCATTGCAGCTGCAACCAAAGCTGATGATTTGACCGATGAAAAGGTTAAGAAACATCCTTTGTATGTTAATCTCGAAACAACCAGCCAAAAAGCCATCGAAGAGCTTAAGACTGAGCATACAACTGCCCTCGAGAATATCAAACTTGAACAAAAACGTGAAAGCGTTCTTTCTTCTGTAAGGGGTTCGGCAAAAAATCTATTGGTATCATTAAATCCTGTCATTTCTGATAACGCCGTTGTTGCTTCAAATCGTGAAAAAGACTTCCTATCAAAGTTTGATGGGTACGATTACGAGCCTGCAGGTGATGATTTCATTTTGATCGACAGGTCAACAGGCAAACGCCTCGAAAACAAGCAAGGACACGCTATAAAGCTGTCTGAGCATGCAAAGGAACAGGCAAGCCTGTATTATGAGTTTAAAAAACAGAATCCAAAAGGTAGTCCTGGTGGAGGCGAAGGAGGTGTTCCTCCATCTGTAACTGTTCCAAAATCTCGTGATGAATATGATGATGCCATCATTAATGCCAAAACCGATGAGGAAAGGAGTGCTATTGCTCAAGCCTGGGAAGCAAGTAAGAAAGAGTAATAACCTTGTAAAAATTGTAAACATGAAAAAGTATTTTGTATTTATTATGATCTTTCTTGGATCATTTTTTACCGTACTCGGGGCGAGTATGGGTGTGTTGAAGCTCTATGCCGGTGATTTCACAAAGTCAGTTCTCGCAGACGTCCTCATTAAAATGGATAATATGTGGACTGATAATATGATTAAGCCTGATTTTGAAGCGAATGTTGAAGTGGTAAAAGCTGTGATGGCTGAACAAACCGCTAAAGTCACCGAACTGGAGGATCCTGAAAAGGATAGGGATGTGAAAATACACTGGATTAAGCCGGTTACCACGACACCTGGTGATATTGCAGATCAGTGTACTATTGGTGGTGCTGAATTGGAGAGCGATAATAAGACTTATGCTCTTGGATATGCAAAAACTACCGGATTCTCTGTGACCGAGGAAGTGCATCGAACAAACATGCTTGGCATGACTGACGTTATCGCTAAAGGATTCTTAATGAGAATGAAAGATTTGGATGAGCTTGTTGCCCAGACTTTAATTGCAAAAATTGAGGCATACAAAGGAACCAACCAGGTGACGGGTGGAAAGGGGACTGTGGTAGGTACCGAAACTTACATCGATCCTACCAGCTGGGATGCTAACCTGTTCGCATACTTGATCCGTGTGGGTATACTGAACAGGTTCAGTAATCCTTTCATCCTGTCTGGCTCTAACCTATATGACCAAGAGTTCAACGCGATCATGGAGGCCATTAACGCCAATGGTAAGGGTGATGCTGCCAAGTTCAAGGCAATGCGTAAGTATTTCGACTTGTTCAACATCGATACCGTAAACACCCCTGACCTGAAAACCTACCTGATCAATCGTGGAGCTCTGGCCATGGCCTTTAAATCACGGTTTAAAGGAAAAATGGTTGAATATACTCACGGTGCCGATCAGAAGAGGTTCTCCATTCCATCAAGAAACCTCCCCGGTGTTGTTTACGATGTTCGGTATAACAATGAATGTACTGCAAATGATATCAAACACAACTGGTCGTTTGATACCCGTTTCGATATATTCAATAACCCGACATCAGTTGCAGCTCGTACAGGTGTTCTGTCGTTCATTAACGGTGAAGTGCCTGCATAAGCATATTATTTTTGTACAGATAAACCCTCTATCTCCCCGGTAGAGGGTTTTTTTGTCCCAAAAGTGTCATTGTTGTATCAATTATATTTTTGTAGATTTGGGGGCTGTTTAACCTTAAAATTTTTTGATATGAGTTGGAATGATATTAGTGGAATACAATTATTGTTTATTGTTGCCGTAGTAATAGGCTTGTTTTTCTTGTTTAGGGCGGTGTTGCTCTGGTATTGGAAGGTAGATGTCACCATAAAAAATCAGGTGGAAATAATCCGGTTGCTTAAAAAAATTGCCGGAGACGAAGATGTACCTGAACTTGAAGATGTGATAGTAAAAAAGGAAAACAAAGAAATAGAGTCATGGATTTGCCCCAAATGTGGCCGTGAAAACACGGTCAATGATGATCTTTGTGAAAAATGTGGGAATAGGAGGGAGTTAAGCCAATAAGTATGAAGGAATTCATTTCGTACCTTAATGCCAAGATGGTTAATAAGCTTCCATATGATCTATCAATAAAATAGAATAAATTATTCTTGACAATCCTCCAAATTGTATTATCTTTGTGGCGTTCGAAAAAAGTCTTAAAAAGTGCAGTTAACGATTCAACATAGGAAAAACCCTCAGGGCTGCCAGCTTCGGCTGGACGGGAGTAAGACACCGCGAACACCCTGGGGGTTTTTC